CTACCGGGAAATTTAAACAAAGCAGAAATAAAAGCATTACTTAATGCAGACGTAGCTTCTGAATTAGGAAACATGATAGCTGGTGGAGTAGGTGGAGCCGCCACTTCTAAAATAAGTAGTTTAATAAAAAAATTTATTAAAGATAAAAAAGAAAAAAAAACAATTATACCCGAAAAAGGTGGAAAAGGAAATTACACGCCTAAAGGCATTAAAAAAATGCCACCTATTTCTAGAGAAATGGCTAAAGGCGGAGAAGTAAAAGGATACATGGGCGGTGGATCTGTCCACAAGAACAAAAATAAAATGCTAACAACCAAAGGTTGGGGAGCATCAAGAAAAACATAATGGATAAAAAAAAATTAGAAGATATAGTAAAAGACTTAAAAGATTTAATGGGACCTAAAGCAAGTTTGGGAATGCTTAAAGATATTCTTGGTATAAAAAAATATAAATCACCAAAATTACGTGTACTAAAAGCCAAAGGCGGAATCGTAAAAAAACGTTACGGCGGTTCTGTTAAAAAGAAAACAAAGAAGAAAACATAATGAGTTTCCAGTCGGCCTCAAACGCACACACCTCTGACTGGGTTAGTCGCATGGCGGTGAAAGCCGCCACCGCGATGAAAAAGTAAATATGGGTATATTTGATAAAACACCTTCAATAAGATTAGATACTGAAGCTTTTAATAAAGGTTTAAAAGAACTTAATCTTACAAACACTCAATTTAACCGTAAGCTAACAAAATTAGGAGTTAGTTTAGGTGATCCCTTTAGTAAAACTAATTATTTAAATAAACTTCTTAGAGACGCGGGTAAACCCGAACTACAATACAAAAATGTAATAAGTAAAAATCGTCCTAGATTAACTACCAAAGGAACATTAGAAGTAGGAATGTGCGGCGTGGAACCCGGGAAAAAAGGTGCTCCAAATAATGCAAAAATATGGAATGATGGAACAAAAATACAAAAAGTAGCAGAGAAAAAATTTAAAAACGTAACAGATCAACGAAAATACTTTGTTGATACAATTAAAAAACTTTACAAAAATGTTCCTAAAAAACAAATTTTAAATTTATTTAAAAACGTTGTAAAAGGAATTAAGACTGCAAGTCCAATAGGAGTAATGTCAGAACTAGCAATGGATATGATAGAAAAAAATCCAGAGCTAATGAATATATTACCTACAAATCAAAATACACAACCAATGACATTTAATAAAGGAGGAATAATGAATATTGATTATATGACAAGACCACTTGGTATGCAAGAAGGTGGTGATCCAATACAAGAACGCATGGCAATGTTAAGAGAATCAATGAGAGATGATGAAAATCAAAGCATGCGCGCACCAGATATTACATCTGTTGCTTTACAAATAGCTAAACAACAAGGTGATTCATCAGAAGATAATATTAATTTGATAATTAATCAATTACAGGCTTTAATGCCTTCTTTAAAAAAAACCATGCAAAAAGAATTAACTCCAATGTCCACTCAAGGATTAAAATATCTTTTTGATAAAATGAATGTAATGACAGGTATAAGTTCTGATCCTCAATTAAATAGAAATGTAGGATTTGGAAGAGTAGAATAATGGCTATAGAAAAAAATAATCCAGAACTTATTGATCTAGAAATAGAACAAGGCTCGGAGCAAGAAATAACATCTCCTATGATGGACGGTGATGCGATGATGATGGAAGACGGATCAGCAATCGTGAACCCTGCAGAAGATGTATCAGAAGAAGGAGCATTTAACGCGAACCTTGCAGAACTTATTCCAAGTGATGAATTATCAGCTTTATCTAACGAATTAGTTAGTGACTACGAATATGATAAAGATGCTAGAGGCGATTGGCTTAAAACATATACCGAAGGACTAGACCTATTAGGATTTAAATACGAAGTAAGATCAAAACCTTTTGCTGGTGCAACAGGAGTAACACACCCATTACTAGCAGAAACAGTTACACAATTTCAAGCGCAAGCTTATAAAGAGTTACTACCTCCCGAAGGACCTATTCGTACACAAATAGTAGGTGATATAACACCAGAGGTTGAAGAGCAATCACAACGTGTTAAAGAATTTATGAACTATCAAATTAGTTATGAAATGGAAGAATATGATCAAGAACTTGATCAAATGTTATTTCATTTACCACTAGCAGGTAGTGCCTTTAAAAAAGTTTACTATGATGCTGTAAAAGGTAGAGCGGTTTCTAAATTTGTTCCAGCAGAAGATGTGGTTATGCCATATGTTTCAACGGACATGGAATCTTGTGAACGTGTTACACATGTTGTTAAGACAATGGGTAATGAGTTACGTAAAAAACAAGTAAGCGGAATGTACCGTGATATTGAAGTATCAATGTCACAAGCAGATAAAAATGAAGCTGGAGAAAAGTACGATGAATTAGATGGTATTACTGCTACACAAAATGCAGAGGACATAGTACTTCTAGAGTTTCATTGCGATTTGGACATACCGGGATTCGAAGATAAGAACTCGCAAACAGGAGAACCTACTGGTATAAAACTACCTTATGTTGTTACTGTTGACGAAGGTTCCGGAGAAGTTTTATCTATATATAGGAATTACAATGAAACAGATCCCCTTCGTAAAAAGATACAATACTTTGTTCACTATAAGTTTTTACCCGGCCTTGGCTTTTATGGTTTTGGTCTTATCCACATGCTCGGAGGTCTCTCAAGAACTGCGACATCAGCCCTACGTCAACTCATTGATGCTGGTACGTTGTCCAATCTCCCTGCAGGCTTTAAAGCAAGAGGGCTGCGCGTTAGAGACGATGATCAACCGCTCCAACCCGGAGAATTCCGGGATGTAGATGCACCGGGAGGCGCGATCCGCGAATCCTTGATGTTGATACCTTATAAAGAACCAAGTGCGACTCTTTTCCAACTACTAGGATTTGTTGTTGATGCAGGCAGAAAGTTTGCTGCTATTGCTGATAACAAAATGGGCGAAGGCTCACAAGCAAATCCAGTGGGCACAACAATGGCAATCATGGAACGCGGCACGAAAGTGATGAACGCTATACATAAACGATTACATTACGCACAAAAAGTTGAATTTAAATTACTATCACGAGTCTTTGCTGAAAGTTTACCTGCTGAGTATCCTTATGCTGTTAGAGGTGGAAATCGAGTTATTAAACAACAAGACTTTGATGAGCGCGTCGATATACTTCCCGTTTCTGATCCGAATATTTTTTCTATGTCTCAGCGGGTAACGCTGGCACAAACTCAAATGCAAATGGCAACCTCTAATCCGCAAATGCACAACATGCATGAAGCGTATAGACGTATGTATGAAGCACTGGGTGTAAGGGATATTGATAAGATATTAACGCGTCCCCAACAACCACAACCGGAAGATCCCGGAATGGAAAATTCTAAATCATTACAGATGATGAAGCTACAAGCATTTGAAGGGCAAAATCATGAAGCACATATTAATGCACATCAAGCATTTATGAGTTCTTTTTTAGTAGCAAATAATCCACCTACAATGGGTATACTACAATCACATATATCTGAACACTTATCATTTATGGCAAGAGAACAAGTTATGGAACAAAATAAACAAGAAATGGAAGAGCAAGCAGCACAATTTGGCGGGCAAGTGCCACAAGAATTACAACAACAATTCCAAATGGAAATAGAAAACCAAATTGCAGAAAAAATTGTAGAAATGACAGAAACTTTAGTACAAGAAGAACAAGAATATCTTGGTAAAAAAGACCAAGATCCATTAATTGATTTAAAGCAACAAGAAATTAATCTTCGAGCACAAGAAATACAACAAAATAAAGATTTATCTGAACAAAAATTAGATTTAGATGTAGAAAAACTTAATTTTGAAGGTGAAAAACTACAACAAAAAGATGATATGGACAAAGAAAAGTTACAAAGCCAAGAAGATCAAGCAGATCTAAGAGCAGAAGTAACTCTATCCGGGCAAAGAGGAAAAAAAGATGGCAATTAGTGCAAAAGTAGCAAAACTTTTACAGAAAAAGTATGGTCAAAAGAAGGGTTTTGAGGTAGGATCACCTAATCAAATAGCAAAGGGTATAAAAAATACCTTAATACCTAAATATTTATCTAAAGGTGGTAAAGTTGTTAAGAAAAAAATCAAAAAAGTTGTTAAAAAAAGAAAAACTACTAAAAAAAAGTAGTCCAAAAGCAATTTTAGATGAAGTATTTGCTTTTGC